GTGAGCAACCGAAAATCGACAGCGCGACGCCGCACGGCGAAGAAATCGAGTGGCGGTAGCGTTTGGCCCTGGGTGCTGATGCTGGGTGTGGTTGCCGGCGGCATTCAGGCCTACGAACATCGCGATAGTCTTTTGCCGCAGCGGGCTGTTGCTAAGGCGACGTCTTCGGCAGCCAACGCTCCTAAAGTCACGACGGCGGCCAAGCGCGAGGCGGTTACCTCCGAGAAAGTCGCGGCCATGCGCCCTGCTGCCCCCGTCCTGCCCGGCAACGCACCGGTTCCGCCACGCCCCATCGCCATGCCGCCTACGGCCTCTCAGAACAAGGTCGCAGCTATCCTGCCGGAAACCCGCCCGTCAGTCGAAAAGGTCTCGCTCGGCGAAAAAAGCGGCACTTTTGCCTTTTGCGGCCGCTCCGGCCTCAACAATTGTGTGGCCGATGGCAACACCTTCTGGATGAAGGGCGTCAAAATGCAGCTCGCCGGCATTGAGGTTCCGCAGATCGACCGGGCGCGCTGCATGGAAGAACGCCAGCGCGGTTTCATTGCGAAAGTCAGGCTTCGCGAAATGCTGAACGCCGGCGCCTTCGATGTCGCATCTACCGGTGCTGCGGGCGGGCAAACTACGGAACGGACACGCCTTTCGCGTTCAGGCGTCTCCTTCGCCGATCAACTCGTGCGCGAAGGTCTGGCCCATCCGCTCTCGGGAAAAAATCAGTCCTGGTGTGGCTGAGGCCCCGTTGACCGAAACGGCCCGGACTGTGTAGATGAGGCGCGGTCGTGTTTAAGGTCGGCCTTTGCGCCGGCCACCTGAACGATGACAGCATTTTTGCAGCGACTTGACCCCAAACGGTTCATGGCGCCGCAATGCGGACGTGGCGAAATCGGTAGACGCAGCAGACTTAAAAGATCACCTTTAGTCTAGTCATCCGTGGATAGTTTCAGAATAGAGAGGCGTGGAACCTAGCAGTTCTGCGCCTTTTTTACGGCTTATAACTATCCACTACTGCATAACAGATCGTTTTTGCATAGTTGGTTCCTCTGCCTGTGGCAGGACTTGTGGCGTAAAAGCGGGAATTTGACGTCCTACTGAGCCAGCACCGCAGGCAATTACCCCACACTTAAGGAAAAGACGGCAAGGGCATCCCCTTCGTAACGAGAGGGTGATTAGCCGTGCGCCGATTACCCCTCACCATAGGCATCTCACAAAACCCCTCACCATAGGCCCAGTCCCCGGTTCACTTACTTAGGTGTTCCGAGGGCGGGCCTTTTCTTTTGGAAGGCTCTTCCCTTGATCGACCTCGACACCACCAACGAACTTTTTCTCGCCGCCCATGGATGCCTCCCGACCGAGCATGAAGCTTGGGAAAAGCAGATCGCTCTTGAAGAAGAGATGCGTTCGGCAGGTATCGCCCGCTTCGAGAAGGGCTTGGAAAAGAACCGGGAGAAGAACGCCGAGGCGTCCAATCTCTCTTCGCGCCGCATGATCATCCATGCACACGCTCAAGTGATCGCTGGTCTTGAGGCATTTCTAGCCGAGGCAAGCTCAGGCAAGGCAGGGAAGAAGCATACCGCCGTGGCGTATCTCAAAGATGCGGACCTCGACGTGGTTGCCCATCTCACGCTGCGAAACCTCTTCGATTACGTCTCCATGCGCATGAAGCTCACGCCGCTGTCCATCCGGCTCGCTGCGATGGTCGAGGATGAGCTGTTTTTCAACGCGTTCAAGGGTCACGACAAGGACGCCTATGAATACGCAAGGAAGAAGATCAGCGAGCAGACGCAAAACGCGGTCCACCAGAAGCGCGCCATGACCAAGCATGCCAAGCATAAGGGTGCCGAGTGGCAAGACTGGAGCCAAGACGTGAAAGCCAAGGTCGGCTTGAAGCTGATCGAGATCGCCGTGGAACAGACCGGCCTCTTCGAGATCGTCCGTCAATCGGAAGGCGCGCACAACACCAACATTTATGTGGTCGCTACCAAGGAAACGTTGGATTGGCTGGCCACGGAGAACTCCCGCCTTGCGCCGTTGTCTCCGGTCTATCTTCCGACCCTAGTTCCGCCGCGTCCGTGGACCTCTCCATTCCGAGGCGGCTACTGGTCGGGCAGGGTTCGCAACCTCAGGCTCATCAAGACCGGCAACCGTCAGTACCTGATGGACCTTGAGAGCGTGGATATGCCGAAGGTCTACCACTCGATCAACGCGATGCAGAACACAGCTTGGTCAATCAATCACCGCGTCTATGAGGTGATGGCCTCGCTTTGGGATAATCAATCCACCCTCGCATGCATACCCCAGGCTGATGATATGCCGCTCCCGGAGAAACCCATGTGGCTCGCCCCGGAAATGAAGAGGGAAGACATGTCGCCGGAGCAGCTCGAAGAGTTCTCGCGTTGGAAGTCCGAGCGGACCACCATCTACGAGGCGAACGCCCGTGCCGTCTCCAAGCGTCTGGCTTTCTCCCGCATGCTGGGCGTTGCCACTCGGTTCAAGGATGAGGAGGAGTTCTACTTCCCGCATCAGATGGACTTCCGTGGTCGCGTCTACGCTGTCCCGCTCTTCCTCAATCCCCAGGGCGATGATGCGTCCCATGGTCTCCTCCAGTTCGCAAACTCGGTCCCGATCACGAACGAGGAGGGGGCTGACTGGCTTGCCATCCATGGCGCTGGTCTTTGGGGCGTGGACAAATGCTCGATGGATGAGCGTGTCGAGTGGGTCATGGCGAACCAGAGGGAAATCCTCGCGTCCGCTGAGAACCCCTACGACAACCGCTTCTGGTTGACCGCAGAGAAACCATGGCAGGCGCTTGCGTTCTGCTTCGAGTGGCAGGGCTACGTTGCCGAGGGCTTCGCCTTTCATTCGCACCTGCCGGTACAGATGGACGGCACATGCAACGGCCTCCAGAACTTCTCGGCCATGCTCCTGGACGAGATCGGCGGGGCAGCAGTCAACCTCGTGCCCAGCGACAAGCCCAACGATATCTATGCCACGGTCGCTTCGGTCCTTATCGCGAAGCTCCGTGATATCGCTGCGGCATGCCCGGAAGACACGACCACCAAGGAAGTGAAGGACAAGGAGACGAAGGAGAGCAAGACCATCGTTGTTGAAAGCGATGGTTCGATGGCTCGGAAGTGGCTGGCCTACGGCATCACCCGCAAGGTGACCAAGCGCCCAGTCATGACGCTTGCATATGGTGCATCCGAGTTCGGCTTCCGGGAACAGGTGTTCACCGATACGGTCACCCCCTGGAAACAGGCAGCGGGCGAGGCGTTCCCCTTCGAGGGCACCGGCTTCGCTGCGGCTTCCTTCCTCGGTCTCCTCATTTGGGATTGCGTGGGTGAAGTTGTGGTCGCGGCTGCGGGTGCCATGGACTGGCTCCAGAAGGTGGCCAAGATCGCGGCTAAGGAAAGCCTGCCCGTCATCTGGAATACCCCGGCTGGCCTCAAGGTCATGCAGGAATACACCACGAGCGAACAGAAGCGGCTTGAGCTGACGTTCCAGAAGGTGCGCCTCCAGCTCTCCATCGACGTTGCATCGAAGAAGATCGACAAGCGCAAGCAGGGGAGTGGCATCTCGCCCAACTGGGTCCACTCAATGGATGCGGCTCACATGCAGCTCACCGTTTCCCGATGCCACGACGAAGGTATTCGGTCCTTCTCTCTCATCCATGACAGCTACGGAACTCACGCGGGTAACGCCTGGGCGATGGCTCAATTCCTTCGGGAAGAGTTCGTCAAAATGTACGGGGACCACGATGTCCTTGCTGAGTTTGGCCGAGAGATTACGGCCATGCTCCCCGAAGGAACCCAGCTTCCTCCGCTCCCTGAAAAAGGCTCCCTGGATTTGTCTCAAGTCCTTGAGAGCCCTTTCTTTTTCGCCTGATCAATCCACTAGTGGAAACATTTGCGATGGTGATTACCCCTCACCATAGCAATCCTCACGAATCGACAAGGATTTTCCCATGACCACCAACGTCAATGAAATGCAGTCCACCCTCGGCAAGGCAATCGTACTCTGGAAGTCTGGCCGCAATGTCAGCTTCGCAATGGCCACGGAACTCCGTGAGCAGGGCTACGATGTCGCCGCGCTAGCCAAGGCTCATCGAGCATGAGCGTTCATCCCAAGCCCTGCGTCTCCTGCCGGTTCCATGGTGATAGTTATTGCTACAACATGGACGTGGCCAAACCGGACGCGGTGAGCGGTTTCAGTTACCGCATGTGTTACGAAGCCCGCCTCAAAGGGAGACCTTGTGGTCCCGATGGCGCTCACTTCGAACCCCGGAAGACGCTCCTCCAAAGGATAAAGGGGGCGTTCAAAAGTGACGCCTCCTGAGATCACGCCGAACACAGTCTCCTCATGGTGCCGCACCTTGTCCCTCCATCGGGAAGAGCTGGCGAGCAAGCCCTGCCATCAAGCAGCACTCAACATCCAAAACGCACAGCGCATATTGAACCAGACAGTCGCCCAGGTTCGGGCTGGCTTTCGTCTGGTCAAGCGCACCTGACAAATAGGAAATGCGAATGACGAAACTTACGCCTGCCATCTACGGCGCAGCCCCGAAAGACTTGGGCGAAATGAAGCTCGACACTTCCGAGATGATGTTCTGGCTCTACCTGCCAATCAAGATGCCCGGAACATATTCCGAGCAGTTGCCCAAGCAACTCGACCCATACTTGGAGATCATCGACCGCGTTTATATGGACGTGAACAAGACCTACGGGCGGCAGCGCTGGAAGGACAGCTACGTATACCTCTCGGTCAAGGTTCTGCATGTCACTCCCGATGCCCCCGGCAATCGCCCTGGCTGGCACAGTGATGGCTTCCTTACAGGTGACCTGAACTACATCTGGGCCGACCGTAACCCGACTGAGTTCTTCATCACCGACCGGCCCTTCAAGGTGGTCGAGGACCATAAGGAATCGATGCAAGTCTTCCACCGAATGGCAACCTTGGCTCTGGCCTCAGCCGGTGACCGCCTCGAACACGCCAAGGTCAACCACCTCTACCGCCTCGATCAGACCGTCATCCATCGGGTGTCACTGAACGTTGACAGCGGCAAGCGGGCATTCGTGAAGGTCTCGGTTTCCGACAAGCCTTACGTCCAGCTCGGTAACTCCATCAACCACCTGCTGCCTAAACATCCGCGTCCTTCATTGGCACGTCAGGCCGAGCGCAACTGCCCGCAGGGTGGTGCATGATCTACCTCCGCATCCGAGGCAAGGTGGCACGTATCGTGGACTGCCCTCGTTGCAATGGCTCAGGTGTTAGAACGTTGCGGTCGGGAAGCGTTCTCATATTACAGCCTGACGGTAGCCTGTCCGAGATGATGACGGGTCATACTTGGCGCTGCCGCTGCCAAGCTGGAAAGATCGTGACCCATCCTTGGACCCGAGGACGCAGCCTGCCTCCCTTAATCGCAGCCAATATCCACCGCCGCTAAGCGATTACCCCTCACCATAGCAATTCTCATAACCGCCCAAGCTCGCCCCCTGCGCCACCTCGGCCAGGGGGTTTTTCTGTTTGGGCCAAGCCAACGGAAATTCAACAATGGCAAAAGCCCCCCAGCGTCCGACCCTCACTTCCATGAAGGGCGCTTTCAAATTCCCCAAGCTCACCGTGCCGGACACCAAGTTCAAGGCCGAGGGTGAATACTCCGTCAAACTCGTGGTCGCATCCGATGCCCCCGGCGTGGCTGACTTGATCAGCAAGTGCGACAAGGCCGCAGCCGACAGCCTCAAGGAAGCCAAGGCAAACGCGAAGAACGTGGCCGAGGCCAAGAAGTGGGAGACGAAGTATCTCCCGTATGCATACCTCGAAGACGAAGAGACCGGCGAACCCACGGGTGAGGTCGAGTTCAAGTTCACGATGAAAGCTTCCGGCGTCTCGAAGAAGACCGGCAAGCCGTGGACCCGCAAGCCGTCCCTGTTCGATGCCAAGGGCAAGCCGATCAAGGACGAGCCGGAAATCGGTGGTGGCACCATCGGTAAGATCAGCTTCCAGATTATCCCCTATGCCCCGACCACAACGGTGGGTGCTTCCGCCAAGCTGGCTCTCGAAGCCGTCCAGATTATCGAGCTGCGTCAGTTCGGTGACAAGTCCGCATCCGCCTACGGCTTCGGTGAGGAAGAAGGCTACGAGTACACCAAGGACGAAGACGACGACAGCACGTTCCCCGATGGTGACGAGGACCAGTCCGGCGCTCCTGATGAAGAAGAGATGGTGGACTTCTAATCATGGGATACCGCACCCCCGCCGACAAGCTGGGAGATGTGGGCCTACGTGAAGGCTTTCGCTCAGGGCTGGAGGAGAAGGTTGCTGACCAGCTCCGCGCCCTGGGCATCGAAGTGAAGTTCGAAGAGCGCCGGGTGAAATACACCAAGCCCGCTCGGACGGCCACTTACACCCCGGACTTCGAGCTGCCGAATGGCATCATCATCGAAACCAAGGGTCGCTTCGTCACCGCCGACCGCCAGAAGCATATCCTCATCAAGGGCCAGCACCCCGAGCTGGACATCCGCTTCGTCTTCTCAAACTCGAAGGCGAAAATCTCCAAGACCTCCGCGACGACTTACGCCGACTGGTGCCGCAAGAACGGTTTCCAATTCGCGGACAAGACCATCCCCCTCGGGTGGATCAAGGAAACCCCATGTCAATGAAATCCCGTACCCGCACGGACTACATCGCCGTGCATTGTGCGGCCACGCGACCGTCCCAGGACATTGGCCGCGCTGACATCGACCGCTGGCACCGCGCCAAAGGCTGGCTGATGATCGGCTATCACTTCGTCATCCGCCGCGATGGTCGCGTAGAAACCGGGCGTCCGGTTGATGCTATCGGCGCTCACGTCGAAGGCTACAATTCTGTCTCGGTCGGCATCTGCCTTGCTGGTGGTGTCGATGAACATGGCCGCAGCCAGGACAACTTCACGCCTGCCCAGTATGCGGCGCTTGCCGAGCTGCTCATCGAACTCAAGGCCAAGTATCCCAAGGCCACCATCCAGGGGCACCGCGACTTCCCGAAGGTCGCCAAGGATTGCCCATGCTTCGACGTGCGGAGCTGGGTGAACCAGACCGGCGTGTTCCTCACGAAGGAACCCGTGGTCAATCCCAAGCCCGTCGAAGGCACTCCGAAGAAGGCACCGAAGGACAACGGCTGGGCGTACCACACGATTGTCGAGGGCGACACACTGTTCGCCCTGGGCCGCAAGTATGGCGTCTCGGTCGATCAGATCACCGCACTCAATCCGGGTATCCGGGTCAAGTCTCTCAAGATCGGCCAGACCGTCCGGGTTCGCTGATTACCCCTCACCATAGCAATCCTCACAAATCACCCTCGGTCCACTCGGGCCGGGGGCCTCTGTGTTTCCAGCGCCAATGCGCAATCAACAACCGATAGGAAATCCAATGACAACCAAGATCGAGCGCATCCGCCAGCACTTCTTGTCTGGTCGCTCTCTCACCCAGCTCGAAGCAATCGGCCTATACGGTGCCTTCCGGCTCGCCGCCCGTGTCCATGAACTCAAAGCCAGCGGCATGAAGATCGACACAAAGATGAAGGAAGACCCGAACGGTTCGCCGTATGCGGAATACAGCCTCCGGTCCGCGAGGGTCCGTTAATGGATTGGCTCTTCAAAGACATCGCTGAGTTCATGCCTGGGCCGGAGAAGTTCTTCGCCATCTTGATCATGATCACCGTGGCGCTCTCGTTCTTTCTCTTTTGCCGATGAAGAAACCGAGGCCATCTCTGGTTCGCCTCCCGGTCGTCTCTCTCGATGCCGTCATGACCATGATCGTCACCAGCTACGCCCAAGCGCTAGCCGGGTCGGTCGGTCGTGGTGAGTTGACGACCGCGCAGGCCAGTAACATCATCGACCATGCCAACGTGCTGATGCTCGAAGGCGTCAACAAGCTTTCGATCGATTAAGCGTTCGTGTGAAGATGCTCAGTCGTAAAGCCATGGCATTGGATCATCGTACCACTTCTCGATTTTCGTTTCGACAACTTGCACCTTCTTTTCGAGCCTACGCACGTGCACCCGTTCCACCAACCACACTGTGAAACAAGCAGTCGAACCGAAGACAAGTCCTGCAATCATCAGAAGCGTTGCTAGCTCCGTGGAGTTCCGACCGGACCACCACGAAGCTGCGGCGATTAAGAGCATCCAGAAGAAGACCAAGCCAGCCTGTGTGCCAAAGCGCATGTGAGTGAACAACTCACCTTCAACCAGCTTTTTCTCCTCGTAAAGAACGTCGAGAAGCATGGTGTGAAGAGCTTCTTGCTGATGCTTGTTGAAGTGCTTGTAGTCCCTGACGGCTACCATCTTATCCCCCAATAACACCTCAACCTTACATCAAGACATGACAGAAGAAAGCTCCTTCGTTCGCAAGGAGCCATGCCCCAAGTGCGGCTCAAGGGACAACCTTGGCCGGTACTCGGACGGTCACGCCCATTGCTATGGCTGCGGCTACCGCGAGCGGGGCGATGGCTCCAGCTACACCCCATCAAAACCCAAAGGCACAACAATGTTTGACCCTATCCAGGGCGAGTACCGCGCTTTGCCGAAGCGTGGGCTGACCGAAGAGACGTGCCGAAAGTTCGGTTATCTGGTCGGCCAGAACAAGCACGGCAAGACCGTGCAGGCCGCTCCTTACTATGACGAGGAGGGCAACCTCGTGGGCCAGAAGACCCGCGATGCTGACAAGAACTTCTCCTTCCTCGGCTCCTCTCGTGACGCCCTTCTTTTCGGGCAGCACCTTTGGCCGTCCGGTGGTCGCCGGGTGGTGATAACCGAAGGTGAGATCGATGCAATGTCGGTCTCCCAAGTTCAGAACCACAAGTGGCCCGTGGTCTCCATCCCGAATGGTGCCCAGGGTGCCAAGAAGTCCCTCGCCAAAAACCTCGAATGGCTCAACTCGTTTGAGGAAGTTGTTCTGATGTTTGATCAGGATGAACCGGGCAGGGAGGCCACCCGAGCGTGTCTCGATCTCTTCCCCTCGGGCAAGGTCAAGATTGCCGAGCTTCCCCGCAAGGACGCCAATGAAATGCTCATGGCAGGCGAGGGGGACAAGATCGTCCAGGCTGCGTGGAACGCTAAGACCCACCGACCGGACGGCATTGTCACCCTCGGGGACATCAAGGAAAAGCTGCTCAAGCCAATCGAATGGGGTCTCCCTTGGTGGCTCGGCTCTCTAACCGAGCTAACCTATGGTCGGCGCTATGGTGAACTCTATGCCCTCGGAGCTGGCACGGGTATCGGCAAGACCGACTTCCTCACCCAGCAGATCGTCTACGATATCACCGAGCTTAACCAGCCGGTCGGCCTGTTCTTCCTTGAGCAGCAGCCCGAGGAAACCGGACGGCGTGTAGCCGGAAAGCTTGCCGGTCGTCGCTTCCATGTTCCCGATGCGGGATGGACCGAAGGCGAATTGACCCAGGCCGTGGACCAGCTCGAAGCTGGCGGCAAGCTCTTCCTCTATGACAGCTTCGGTGCGACCGACTGGGAAGTCATCCGCGAAACTATGCGGTTCCTCAACAAGTCTGAGGGCGTCCGCATCTTTTACCTCGACCACCTCACGGCACTCGCTGCCGCCGAGGAGGATGAGCGCAAGGCCCTCGAAGTCATCATGGCTGAGATCGGCGGTCTCGTGAAAGAGCTGGACTGCATGATCATCCTCATCAGTCACTTAGCCACCCCCGAGGGCAAGCCCCACGAGGAAGGTGGTCGCGTCATGATCAGGCATTTCAAAGGCTCCCGAAGCATCGGCTTCTGGTGCCATTACATGTTTGGCCTGGAGCGCGATCAGCAGCACGAGAATGAGGAGCTTCGGTCCATAACTACCTTCCGGGTTTTGAAGGACCGATACACCGGCCAAGCAACTGGCAAGGTCATCTATCTCGGTTACGAGCAAGAGACCGGGCGGCTCTTCGAGACCACTCTGCCGGAAGAGCGTCCGTTCGAAAACGAGACTTCCGACGACATTCCGTTCTAGGAATTTCATCCTCACTATCCACAACCAGAAACAGAATAGGAAATTTGTCCTAGCTCTTTGCCGTGCTTTGAGTTACACAAATGTTCCTGTTCTGTTCTAATTTAGGGAACCGCAAATGATGCACCAAGACACCAGCATGCACGTCCTCTCCGCAGTAGCCGCAATTGGTGCACTCGGGAAAGAGAACAGGGAACTATCTGGCGACAACCAGAAACTCATCAGGGGAGCAGCCAATCAGGCCGCGACTATTCGGACGCTCGAAGAGCGCAACTCCAAGCTGGAAGCCGAGGTCACCCTTGAAAAGTACAATGTCGAGTTCCTGAAAAACCAGGGCCGAAAGACGCGGTTCAAGAACAGGGAAACCAAGAAGGCTTTGAGCCAAGCCCGAAACCATCTAGGCCAAGTTCTCGACCGGGCCGAACGCGCAGAAGCAGCGAACGCAACCCTTAGCGCCGCAATGAGCAAGCTGGTCGCGGAGAAGGTGAAGCTCTTGGAAGAGAAGGAAAAGCTGGAACTCGCCATTGACCGCATGGTCGAAGGTGAGCGTCTGCCGTTCCAGATCGTCACCGAGAAAGCACCCTTCAACGTCCTCGTCTACAAAGGCGGTCCTAAGGATTTTCAGATGGATCAAGTCGTGGTCCGTCAACTCGGGATGTCCCTTCGTATCGCCCCTGAACATCGCCGTGATCTTCTGGCGCATGCCGCTATGGCAAAGGAAGCTGCCGCAAAGGTTTCCGAGAAGATGGAGCTGGCAATCCTCGAAGCACTCCGAGGTGAGCCGGTGACCCATGGTGAGATCAACCAAGCTCGCCACGCATACTACGTCGAGCGCACCAAGCGCTTTATGGACCCCGACCTCTACCGTCACCCGCTTTTCTAAGGAAACCTCATGCACTCTCTGCACAACATATTCCCCAACGTGGGAGCGCTTCCGGCTGCTTGGAAGACGGAACTTTTCTGGCTCGGCGCTACTGCCTATCCCTTCAAGCCTGTCCTCTCGGGCGGCGCGCTTCGTGACCATTTCCATGGTGCTGAGGTGAAAGACCTTGACGTCTTCCTACCGTATGGTCCGGGTCTCGTGTCCGCTATTGATGCAGCCCTCCAGTCCTCCGGCTGGCTACTGACCCAATCCATACCGCCTTCTTGCGCTGGTCTAGGTGAAGTCGTGGAAGTCCGAGGCTACCAGAAGGACGGCGAGACCGACCTCAACATCATCTTCCTGGACCCCGGTGTCGATTACTCGGCTCTCGGTGTTGCTCAGCGGAATGACTTCGGCATTTGCCAGATCGCCGCCTGGATCGAAGATGACGAGTGGCGCTTCGAATATACCGATGCCTTCATTGAAGACGTGATGGGGAAGACCTTCACGCTTCATCGAGAGGGTGACGAAGCCCGCAGCCTGCGGCGCTACGAGCGGCTCAAAGAAAAGTACCCCGACCACACATTGGTCACCCCGAACATTACCCCCACGACGAACCTCCTTCCGATCTAATCGAAGGGGGTTTTTTCTTGCTCGTGGGTGTCACTCCCGCGAGAGGACATCCCTTTGATCTCCCCACCATTCATCTGGCGGAACCCTGACGGTTCGCCGGTTGCTATCAGCGGTCCACGCTATAACTTCGACATTGAGACAAACGGTCTCCTTGATGCCACCGACCGCATCCATTCCATTTGCATGGAAGACCTCGACACCGGGGTCATTTACTCAGCACACGATCACGCCGACACCTGGAAAAACCCGAACGAAGCAGCGGGTATCGTGATCACCATCACCATTGAGCAGGCCGTGTGCGTGCTCATGGAGGCCGGTGAACTCATTGGCCACAACATCATCAAGTTCGACATCCCGGCTATCCAGAAGGTGTTTCCGTGGTTCAAGCCGAAAGGCCGCATCACGGACACCTTGGTCCTCTCTCGTCTCATCTTTCCGAACCTCGGGGACTGGGATGCGAAGCAGTCCCGCAAGGGGAAGTTCCCAGGCAAGCTCATCGGCTCTCACGGCCTTGAAGCCTGGGGCCTTCGCCTCGGGGAGTGGAAGGGTGACTACTCCAAGATGATGGAGGAGCAGGGGCTTGACCCTTGGGCGCACTGGTCTCCTGAAATGCAAACGTATTGCGAGCAGGACATCAGGGTCACTGGGGGTCTCCTCCAGCGGATTGAAGCGAAACGTTATGCTCCTCAATCAATAGAGCTGGAGCATGCCTTCGCCACCATCATCGCAATGCAGGAGCGTTACGGCTTCGGCTTCGATGAAGAGGGCGCTGCTCGTCTCTATTCCACTTTGATCGCCAAGCGGCAGGAGATCGCGGAGAAGCTCAAGGTTTCCTTCCCGCCGATCACCGTTCGAACCCCGTATGTCCCCAAGGTCAACAACAAGACCAAGGGGTGGGTCAAAGGCGTACCGACCTTCAAGGAGAAGGTTGTCGAGTTCAACCCATCATCCCGCCAGATGATCGCCCAGCGCTTGAAGGACTTCGGCTGGGAACCCGAGGAGTTTACGCCCAATGGCCAACCGAAGGTCGATGAAACAATCCTCTCAAAGCTTCCCTGGCCAGAAGCCAAGGTTCTTGCTCATCACTTCCTTATTGAAAAGCGAATTGGACAACTGGCCGAAGGAGATCAAGCCTGGCTGCGTCTTGTCCGTAAAGGACGTATCCATGGTGGCGTCAATACGAACGGTGCCGTTACCGGGCGCTGTACCCACTCTCGTCCCAATGTCGCCCAAGTTCCCTCAGTCGGCGCGCCATACGGTGAAGACTGCCGAGCATTGTTCTGTGTCGCCAAAGGCCGGAAGCTTGTCGGTGCCGACCTCTCGGGCCTGGAGCTTCGTTGTCTCGCTCACTTCATGGCTCGCTATGATGACGGCGAGTATGGCCGGATGCTTCTCGAAGGAGACATCCACTGGGTCAACGTCCTCGCCCTTGGCTTCGTCCCAGCCGGGACCGAGCGTGATGAGGAACGATTCCCCATCCACAAGCTCTTCCGAGGCGGGGCCAAGACGTTCATCTACGGCTTCCTCTATGGTGCCGGTGATGCGAAAGCCGGGTCTATTGTGGCAGACATCGCCATGCGTGAAGTCCGAGATGGCCTAGGCTGCTCGGTTTACAAGCGGTATTTCCCAGCCAAGAATGAGCTGGGGTATAACCCAAGCCCGAGTGAGGACGACCTCAAACGGGTAGGGAAGCGTCTCAAGAAGAGCTTCCTGGATAAGACCCCGGCCATCGCGAAGCTTCGTGAGGCTGTAAAGAAGGCCGCAGAACGTGGCTACCTCATTGGCCTGGATGGCCGCAAGTTGCACATCCGGTCACCCCATGCAGCTCTCAACACCCTCCTGCAATCCGCAGGTGCCCTCATCGCCAAGCAGGCGACCGTCTTTGCATATCTGGAGCTATCCAGACGTGGATATCAATTCGAACGTGACTTCGCCATCGTGGCGCATGTGCATGACGAATTGCAGGTCGATGCCCGCGAACCAATCGCCACCGAAGTCGGAGAAGTCCTCGTCCAGTCGATGAGGGATTGCACCGCTCACTTCAAGTTTCGCTGCCCAATCGACGGAGAGTTCAAAATTGGCAACAACTGGAAAGAAACTCACTGACGTTCTCAGCCGCGCTTGGCATGGCCCGTTCAAGACCAAGAGCGATTTTGCACGAGAAAACGCTGACATGATCGGCATGGCCGCATCGGACGGCTTCATCACCACCCGCATCGCCACCGGCATGTATGGTCGTGAATGGCGTATCACGGCTTCCGGCATCCAACACCTCCATACGCTGCGGGGTGAAGCCTGATGTTTGATCGCAACTACCGGGGCGGAGATCATTTCTCCTCCTCGACCCATGTAACCCAGCAGCCTCACGATGCCGCAGATGCTGCTCGTCTTTACGGCGAGATCGAAGCCAAGGCCCAGGCCAAGGTTAAGCAGGTGGTGCATCAGCAGCTCGATAGCATCAGCGCCGAGTTCGTCACCCTCCACGCTCAGCGCACCGTCATGGACTTCAAGGACCATTTCCACGTCTTGTTCAAGGTAAACGGCAAGGGAATGGAGGCCCGCATAGAGGTTGATGAGCTGGACAAGCGGAAGGAACCCTCCGTCGAAATGATGGTCTACCGGAAGATTGCCGAGGGTATCACCGAAGCCATCCTCCAGCAGCTCGCCCCGCATCTCTACTCTCTCGGGAGGGGTTTGCGATGAGCCGAACCCTCCTAATCGACGCTGACGTGGTGGCCTATCAAGCTGCTGCAGTTTGCGAAAAGGCGACCGACTGGGGCGATGGTTACTGGACGTGGCATGCAGATGAGAACGAGGCAAAGGCCAAGGTTCTCGAAGCAATCGACCGGACGATGGCCGAGCTGGGAGGCACGGCTATCAAACTCTGCCTTACCGATAGCGAAGGAAACTTCCGGTTCGGCGTCCTGCCTTCCTACAAGGGAAACCGGAAGGGCACCAAGAAACCCTTGGTCCTCAAGGCAATCAAGCAGTGGCTCATTGACGAGCATGACGCTTATTTCCGCCCCGGCCTGGAAGGTGACGACTGCATGGGCATCCTCGCCACTGCGAACATCATCAAGGGCGAGAAGGTCATCGTCTCCATCGACAAGGATATGAAGACCATCCCCGGCCTTTTCGTCCATCGCCTCGAAGACGGCATCATGGAAATCTCGGAAGCCGAGGCCGACTACTGGCACCTCTACCAGACGCTCACCGGGGACACCACGGACGGCTATGCCGGTTGCCCTGGGGTCGGCCCGAAGAAAGCCGAGGCTCTCCTTGGGGATGACCCGAGCTGGGCCACGGTCGTCAAGGCATTTGAGAAGGCTGGTCTCACTGAGGCCGATGCTCTCCAGCAGGCCCGCGTTTCCCGCATCCTCCGCGCATCCGATTACGACTTCAAGAAAAAGGAACCAATCCTTTGGACCCCAAGAACCCCAACCTGATTGCCTTCTATTCGCCTGCGGCACAGATGGGGAAATCCACGGCAACCCGGCTCCTCAAAGAGGGGCTGGGCTACCAGAACGTTAAGTTCGCGGACCCCCTCAAGGCAATGACCCGCTGCTTCCTGGAGCAGATCGGCGTCCCTCCTGAACAAATCGAAGACTACGTTGAGGGTCACCTCAAGGAAGAACCCCTCACGGAGTTCGGCTTTGACGGCCTCACCACCCGCAAGATCATGCAGACCCTCGGTAAAGAGTGGGGTCGTGATCAGATCGACCCTAACCTCTGGACAACGATCGCTGCCCGTAAAGCCCGCCGCATCATCGCAGACGGCAAGCGAGTAGTGATCGATGATATGCGCTTCCCGAATGAATACGACCTCGTGAAGAACATGGGTGGCGAGACGTGGTGCGTCTATAACCCCCGCGTGGAAATCCCTGTTTCCGGCCATCAGTCGGAAGGACTTCTCGCCAATCACGCCTTCGATAAAGCGCTCATCAATGCAGGGACGATTGAAGACCTGGAGCAGTCGGTAGCAGAGGCGGTCACCCGCTTCTGATTACCCCTCACCATAGGAGGCTCCTTTCATGTCTCAATCCATTCCACCAATTCCCGAAGGTTTGCTCAAGGAGCTGGAGAAGCGATTTCCCCCAACCTATCCCGACATTTCCCTTTCCGAGCGAGAGCTTTGGGCAAAGGCAGGTGAGGGGAGGATTATCCAATTCCTTCGAAGACAGTTTAACGAGCAGAACGAGGGACGCCTGAAAAGGTCACCCTAATGTGCAAGACCCCTAAAGTGCCCAAGTCGGAGACACCAGCTCCCGCACCGGCACCTCCTGCGCCCTCGGCAGCTACCGCCCAGGGCGATGTCATCCGAGAGGAAGACAACGACACGTCCGTCCAGAAGGCCCGTAAGAAAGGTCGTAACTCTCTTCGCATCAAGCTCGATGCTGGGAACACTGGCGGCTCAACCGGACTGAATATCCCGCAAGCCTAAGGAACCCAGCATGGCCAAGACCGCTGCTGCGCGTTACTCGCAGCTTGAGCGGCTGCGCCAACCGTTCCTTTCCAGGGCCAGAAGCGCAGCGAAACTAACCATTCCCACGCTGCTCCCTCCCGAAGGCCACAATGGCGATGCATCTCTTCCGACCCCTTTCCAGGGCATCGGTGCACGAGGCGTCAACAATTTGGCCTCGAAGCTCCTCCTCGCACTCTTTCCACCGAACAGCCCGATCTTCCGCCTTTTGATTGACGACTTCACGATTGAAGAACTCACGAAGCAGGAAGGCATGAAGGCTCTGGTCGAAGAGGCCCTCGGCAAAGTCGAGCGCGCCGTGATGACGGAGATCGAGGGAGCAGCAATCCGCGTCACCGCCTTCGAAGCGCTCAAGCAGCTCATCGTGGCCGGTAACGTTCTCCTCTACCTCCCACCTGAGGGAGGCATGAGGGCTTACCGATTGGACCGCTTTGTCGTCAAGCGCGACCCCATGGGGAATATCCTTGAGCATATCACCAAGGAGACCGTCGCTCCCGACACGCTGCCCAAGGAGTTCGTTGCCAAACTCGGCCCGAACGCCAAGCAGAAATTCAACAACGCGATGTCGGCGGATAAGACCCTCGATCTCTACACCCATGTCAAACTCGTGAATGGCATGTGGCGCATCTACCAAGAGGTGGAAGGCGTCAAGGTTCCGGGCACTGAGGGCACGTATCCCAAAGGCAAGTCCGCCTGGATACCGCTTCGGTTCACCAAGATCGACGGCGAGGATTATGGCCGTGGCTACGTCGAGGAATACTACGGCGATCTCAAGTCTCTCGAAACGCTAACCAAGGCGATTGTCGAAGGCTCTGCCGCAGCCGCCAAAATCCTCATCCTGGTAAACCCGAATGGGTCCACCAATAAGAAGGTGATTGCCGAAGCACCAAACGGCGCTGTCCGTTCTGGTGACGCCAAAGACGTTACCTTCCTCCAGCTCGATAAGTACGCTGACTTCCGCATCGCCAAGGAAACGATGAGCGAGATTTCGCAGCGGCTTGCTATGGCATTCCTTCTCAACACTGCCATCCAACGGGCAGGGGAGCGGGTAACTGCCGAGGAAATCCGCTACATGGCGGGCGAGCTGGAGGATGCCCTGGGTGGCGTCTATTCCATCCTTTCCCAAGAGTTCCAGCTTCCCCTCGTGTCCCGCATCATGTTCTCCCTAGAACGCACGAGGAAACTTCCGCCGCTGCCCAGTGGCGTGGTGAAGCCCGCTATCACGACCGGCCTTGAAGCTCTTGGTCGTGGTCACGATCAGATGAAGCTCGACAGTCTCCTCCAGCGCTTGGCTCCGCTCGGTCCCGAGGTGCTGGCCGAGTATCTGAACGTTGGCGATTACATCAAGCGCTCCGCAACTGCCATCGGCATCGAAGCCACCGGCCTCGTTCGAAGTGACGAGGAGGTTCAGCAGATGCGCCAGCAGAAGCAGCTCCAGCAGATGACACAGCAATTCGTGCCTGAGATGGCCGGTGCTGTCCGCGATCAGCTCAAACCCGAAGCCCAAGGATAACCCATGGAAACCCCCGAAGTCACCCAGCCGGTGACACCGGAGATGCCCGAGGTTGTGCCCGCAGTTCCCCCGGAGGTCACCCCTGAGGTGGCCCCCGAGCCTGCGAAGCCGAAGCCCGCCGCCAGCTCCAAGAAACCCAAGAAGACCCCCGAGGTATCCCCGGAACCCGCAACTCAGCCGCAATCGACCGCCCATTGGTCGCTCGGCTTTACCATCGTGGACAACTGATGACGACTGAAACAACCTCAAATGCAAGTCCGGTAGACGCCCCGAACGGACACGACCAAGCGATGGCCGAGAAGTTCGATGCAGCTCAGGCCAAGTCCGGCCAGCATGAGCAACCGACAACGCCGAAGGTCGAGCGACCGGCTGGCCTCCCGGAGAAGTTCGCTTCTTGGGAAGACATGGCCAAGGCTTACTCCGAGCTGGAGAAGAAGCAGGGCCAGACCACAACGACCCCGGAAGTCCCGGCGAACGCCGAGGACGCCCTGGCCCAGGTCGAAGCTCTCGGCCTCGATTTCAATGCGTTCTCTGCTGAGTATGCGGCAAACGGCGAGCTGTCCCAGGCGACCTATGATGCACTCGCCAAGGCCGGTGTTCCCAAGGAAATCGTAGACGCCTATGTCGCTGGCCAGGAAGCCCAGGCTGCGCAGATGGTCGAGAGCGTTCAGGCCGAGTTCGGTGGTGCCGAAGCTTATGGCCAGATGGTCAACTGGGCCGCAGCCAACATGTCGAAAGCCGAAGTCTCCGCGTTCAACAAGGTGATGGATGGTGGCGACCTCGGCAGCATCAAGCTTGCCATCAGTGGCCTCCAGGCGCGCTACAAATCGGCGGTGGGTGATGAACCTAACCTCCTCAATGGCGGTAACGGAAACACTGATGTCGATGCATTCCGGTCCACCGCTGAGATTACCTCGGCCATGTCCGACCCACGCTATGCCAAAGACCCGGCCTACCGCGCCGAGGTCCAGGCCAAAATTGGAAGATCGAACGTCTTCTAATCCAACCAAGGAAAATCAATGGAAATCCTCACGACCGTTTGGGCGTGGCTCCTGTCCAACTGGGAGACACTCCTTGCAATCGCCTTCGCCGTAGAAGTCGTGGCCGTGCAGATCGTGAACCTTACACCCACCCCGGTGGACAATAAGGCTCTGGTCGCACTCCACAAGGTTCTCGTCTTCGTGGCCAATATCGTCCCGAACACCAAGGTCCAGGCAAATCGGGCCGCTGCTGATCAGGCGATGAAGTCCCTGAAATAACTATGATCTTGCTCCTCCCGCTTCGGCGGGCGGGGCACCTTATTCCTGATGATGAAGTCTAGTCACGCTGCGCCAAAGCAATGCGCGGTGACGCAAAGGTAAATCCCGAAAACAACACATGCCGACCCATTGCCCTCTGCGGAGGATAACCTTGGTTCTGCTTGTGACGAGTTCGCTGGAAAGCCTGATCAACTTCCAAACTCATCACAGGAAATCCAAATATGACTGATGCAAATGTAACCCGCCTTGGCCAGATCAACGGCGCTGGTGAAGTCGATGCAACCTTCGCAAAGATTTATGCCGGTGAAGTTCTGACGGCCTTCGAAAAGGCAACGGTTATGACTGATCGCCACATGACCCGCTCGATCTCTTCGGGCAAGTCTGCGGCGTTCCCGGCGACCGGCCTCATCGACGCCTACTACCATACTCCGGGCAAGGAGCTGGTGGGCCAGAAGGTGAACCAGAACGAAGTCCTCATCCATATCGATGACCTCCTGGTCTCGGATGCTTACTTCGCGAATATCGATGAAGCCAAGAACCACTACGACATGCGTTCCATCGTCACGACCGAGCAGGGACGCAAGCTCGCCCAGGTCATGGACAAGCACGTCCTCCAGGTCGGCGTCCTCGCAGCCCGTGCGGCCAATGCTGTCTCCGGCCTTCCGGGCGGCTCGGTCGTCTTCCAGAACGAGAGCGGTATGCCGAACTCGGCTGACTTCCTCGGCAATGGCGACCATCTTGCCGCAGCTCTCTTTGCTGCTGCGCAGAAGTTCGATGAGAAGGACGTTCCCGAAGAGGACCGTTACGCCTTCGTCCGTCCGGCCCAGTATTACAAGCTGGTACAGGCCGAGAAGACCATCAACCGCGACTTCGGTGGCGCTGGTGCTTACTCGGACGGCAAGGTCTACCGTGTTGCCGGTATCGAGATCGTGAAGACCAACAACCTCCCGAGCGCCAATATCACGGAAGGCGTCGAAGCCGGTACTTCTGCTCGCTATGCCGGTGACTTCTCGAAGACCGCGATGCTGGTCATGCAGAAGCAGGCCGTTGGCACGGTGAAGCTGCTCGATCTCGGTCTCGACGCTGGTTACGACCCGCGCCGTCAGGCTCACTTCGTGATCTCCAAGTACGCAGTCGGCCACGGCATCCTGCGTCCCCAGGCTGCAATCGAAGTCCGAGCCGCTGCTTCGGCCTAATATCATCCACCTTCGGGTAGGAAACCACAATCGACTAGGGGAGTGAGCTTCGGCTTGCTCCCCTTTTTTTCATCATTTGACCGGAGGCCCGCCATGCTGGCAGAAACCCCCACCACGGTCCTCGAAGCTGTGAACCAGATCATCGCTACCATTGGCGAACCCCCGGTGAACAGTGTGGAGGACAATGGCGTCATTGACGCTGTGATGGCGCTCCAGGCGCTATCTGCGGTGAACCGAGCAGTCCAACTCAAGGGCTGGCATTGGAACACCGAAGAGAACTACCCGATTGCTGCGACGTACCCCGAGGGCGAGCTTCGGCTTCCCAAGAACACCCTCAAGGTGGACACCTCGGGTGCCGATGGTGATCTCGATCTCGTCCACCGTGGCCAGCGGCTTTACGACCGGAAGAACCACACCTTCCAAATCGGTCGGTCGGTGAAGGTGGACATCGTGTTCCTCTTACCTTTCGAAGAACTTCCCGAAGCTGCCAGAACGTACATCACCGTCAAGGCTGCACGGCGCTTCAATGAGGGACAGATCGGTTCCGAACTCCTCTCGAACTTCACCTTACGCGATGAGCAGATGGCTTTGTTCGCGCTGGAGGAAGCCGAAGGCGAGACCGCTGATTACAACATCCTCGACAATGCATTCATCGGTGAGGTCACCAGCCGATGACATTGATCAGCACGACCATCCCAAACCTCATCAATGGGGTTTCTCAGCAGCCATACTCTCTTCGCTTGTCATCCCAAGCGGAGGCCCAAATCAACGGTTACAGTTCTGTGGTCGAGGGTTTGAAGAAGCGGCCACCTGCGCGCTTCATTGCTAAGATCAGCAATACATCACTGGGCCGCGCTTATATACACATGATCAACCGCGATGCTACTGAGCGGTATGTGGTGGTGGTAACCAACGGTAACCTCCGGGTTTTCCGCATGGACGGCTCCGAGGTCTCCGTGGCGTTTCCCAACGGCAAAGGCTACCTTGCATCTAGCGCGCCTGATGCCAACTTCGTGGCGGTCACCGTGGCCGACTATACGTTCATCCTCAATCGCGCCATCACGGTCCAGATGGAGGGGACGCTCACACCTACGCGCCAGAAGGAAGCGATGGTATGGGTTCGTCAAGGCGCATATGGCCTCACCTATGGCCTCGACATTGGCGGTTATTACCGTGAGTTCAAGACGCCAGACGGCAGCTCAGCCACACAGTCAAACCAAGTCGCTACAGACTTCATCGCGCAGAACCTCGTAAACCAGCTCAACAACGATGCGGGCTTCGTATCACAATACGCTTTGTCTCTGCATGGCTCGACCATCCATGTTGTGCGGCGAGACGGTGCCGATTTTTATGTCCAGACTAAAGACGGTCTTGGCGACCAGGGCATCAAGGTATGCAAGGATTTCGTCCAGCGCTTCACCGATCTTCCCGCCCGTGCCGTTCATGGGTTCCGGGTGGAAATCCGTGGGGATAGCTCGTCTAGCTTCGACAATTACTGGGTCGAGTATGACAACCCAACGGGCGGCAACGCGACCGGAGTTTGGAAAGAAAGCTATCGTGGCGGGCAGCAGTATCGTCTCAACGGTGGGACGCTCCCGTTTGCATTGAAGCGATTGTCCAATGGCACATTCTCATTCGAACAAATTCCATGGGATGCCCGTAAGGTAGGTGACGCCGAAAACATTCCGCCGCCCTCATTCGTCGGGAAGCAGATCAACGACCTATTCTTCCATCGAAACCGCCTCGGCATTGTCGCGGATGAAAACGTTGTCTTCTCCCGGTCGGGCGAGTTCTTCTGTTTCTGGCGCTCTTCGGCAACTCAGCTTCTCGATACAGATACCATTGACGTGGCCGTGAGCCACTCGAAGGTGTCCATCATCCGGCATGCTATCCCGTTCAATGAGACGCTTCTGCTCTTCTCGGACCAAACACAGTTCATGCTTGGGGCCAGCGACATGCTCACCCCGTTCACGATCTCGATCAACCAGACAACCGAGTTCCAAGCGTCGCTCCTGGCGAAGCCGGTGGGTGCTGGTCGAAACGTTTATTTTGCCATGAACAAAGGCGCGTTCTCGGGCATTCGGGAATACTACGTGGACGGCGAGACGAAGACCAATGACGCGGCAGACATCACCGCGCATGTTCCCAAGTACATCCCTGGGGGTGTCACGAAGTTGGCCGCAAGCTCAAACGAAGATGTCCTCGTGGCGCTCACGCCGGAAGAGCCGAACGCCCTCTATGTCTATAAATACTACTGGCAGGAGCTGGAGAAGCTTCAATCCTCGTGGTCGAAGTGGACATTAAGCCCCGGCTCCAAAATCCTTTATGTCGATTTCATCGAGAGCGACCTTTGGATGCTTGTCGAGAGGAATGGGCAGGTTTCCTTTGAGGTGATCAGTCTGGAGGCGGGGCGGTTCGATGAGGGGGTACCCTTCATGTTCGCTCTCGACCAGCGGGTAAACTCCAGTCAGTGCGCGGTAACCTACGATGCCGCCTCAGACACCACCAGGATTTCCCTTCCGTACACCGTTGATGCGCCATCGACTTTCCAGATTATCGGCATGGATGAAGGCCCGTATCGTCGCGGTCAAATTGTCCCATTCACCTGGGCTGATCAGCGTTTTGTTGTGAAGGGGAAGGTGACCAAGTTCCTGGTCGGAAGGGTCTTCGAGTTTAGATACACCTTCTCAAAGCTGGTCATCAAGGAAGAGGCGCTAGGCGGTGGGCAGATGACCGTGGGCGCAGGACGCATGCAGCTTCGGCGCATGATCGTAACGTTCAACGACACTGGTTACTTCCGAGCGGAGGTCACGCCGTTCCGCCGAGATACCTTCCGATCGATCTTCTCTGGCCGGGTTATCGGCTCAGGCCACAACATCCTCGGCGCTCCATCTATCGAGCAAGGCCGCTTTCGCTTCCCGATCTCGGGCCGGAACGAGGACATCAAGATCGAGATCGTTAACGACACCCCGCTTCCTTGCGCGCTTCTCTCTGCGGAATGGGAGGCCACTTTCATCATCCGCTCAAGGAGAACCTAAGATGCTCACAGCCCGACCTTCGACCGCCGAGGACGTTGCCTATCTGGCCCCTCGGCTCCGCAAGGAGGATGTCGAGGAAGTCTTGGCCGCTGGGGGCGTGACTATGGAAGAGAGCCTGATGGACGGCCTCCAGTCTCCCGATGGGTGTTTCACCGGGATTGATGAGGATGGCAGGCCGGTCGTGATGTTCGGCACAGCTCCGCACCCTGCCTCGCCAATGGTGGGGTGCATTTGGCTTTTGGCGAGCGATGACATCCATAAACACCGGACGGACTTCCTAAGGAAAACTAAGCCGTTCGTTGATCTCTTCCAAGACAAGTATCAGCTCCTCATGAACTATACCGATTGCCGGAATGTCCTCCATCACAGGTGGCTCCGCTGGTGTGGTTTCAGCTTCATCAACATCGTCAAGGGCCTCGGCCCAGGAGACCATCCGTTCTTCGAGGTGGTCAGAATTAGGAACGACCAATGTGCGACCCCATTACAATGATGGTCAGCTCGTTCGCGATTGGTGCTGTGCAGACCGGCATGGAATTTATTGGTGCCAAACAGCAAGCCAAGGCGCAGAACGATATGGTCCGCGAGAACCAGAAAGCAGCAAACGCAAACCTTGTCCGGGAATATGCTGACGTTCAGACGCGGCAAATCCAGGAAGAAGATGCTGCCGCCGTTCAGAAGCAGGACATTTCCCGCGAAGCCCGAGCAGCCCGTGCCACCACCATGGCCGCAGCCGGGGAAGCCGGTGTATCCGGTCTCTCGGTCGATGCTCTCCTCGCGGACGTTTACGGCAAAGAGGCGACCGCCAAGGACCGCATCAGCCAGAATAGCGGCTTCACCACCTCAAACCTCACGCGGGAGATGGACGGCCTTAAGGCGAAAGCCCAGGACCGCATCAACTCCATGCCGTGGGCAACCGGCCCCAGCCCGTTTGCGGCTGCGCTCAAGATCGGTGGCATCGGCCTGAATAGCTACGACAAATACAACAAGCCCAAGGGGTAACCATGGCAAACCTACCGGGATTGACCCGACAAGATGACCGCCCTTCCGTGGGTGGTTCGAACCGTGGACGTGTCCAGGTGAGAAACCCCATCGGGGATGTAGCCTTGCAGCCGCAGGCTCGCCCGGTGGATACCTACAGCCGCCCGCAGGCTGCACCATCTGGACCCAATGGCCTCCAGCAGCTTGCCGGTGCGCTCGCTCAGATCAGCCCAGCGCTCACCAACTATCTCGATAATACCGCCGCCAAGGCACAGAAGGACGCCGAGGACCGCGCTATGCGGCGCATTGGCGGTATGAGCTTCCAAGAGGCCCGTGATGCTGTGAATAGCGGCAAGATGAGCGAAATGGATAACCCGTGGTTCAAGGCTGCTTTCATGAAGCAGTACGGTGAGCGGCTGGCCTATGAGCGCGTCAATGAGCTTTCCACGGAATACGAGACCAACTTCGACAAGAACTCCGGTGATGTCGATGGTCTCATCCGTGGCCGGACCTCGGAAGATTTGGAGCAATATGGGAACGACCCTCATTTTACCGGGGCGTATACCAAGGTCATGGACGGCTTCGGTGCCAGGGCAAAGACCGCTCAGGCTCAATACAAGACCGAGCAGGTAAAGCAGGACACCGTAAGCGGCGTCTATGACACCTTCCATGGCGAAGCCACTGCACTACGGGAAGCCGGTAAAACCCCTCAGGAAATCGTCAACACCCTACGGGGGAAATACGAGGGTAACCGATCTCTGCTCCATGTGGACTTCAAAGAGCAAGACAGGGAGATGGTCCGTCTGGCCGAAGCTTTCGCGGCCAAGGGCGACATGGCGATGGTCAACGCCATCCTCAACTCCGAACGCAAGGGAACTGATGGCACCGTTCTCGGTCCCTTGTCAGCCAACCGGGAATTTCAGGCGGATGCCGTCCGTATTCAGAACGGTGCCAAGCGACAAAACTTCGAGCAGAACGAGGAAGCCACCCGTGATGTCCGAATGGACTTTTGGGACCAAGCCAGACAGGGCCAGCTAAAACGAGATGATCTTGTGGCTTGGCACCGGGCGAACCCTGGGGCTTTCTCAGAGGCTCAAGTTCTCTCTCTGATCAATCAGAACGACACCTTCAACGAGCAGCAGTCCAAGGAGCTGGCCAAGGCAGAACAGAAGATCGCTCTGCAAAAGGCCGCTGATCAAGCCGAGGAAGATCTAGTCTCCCGGAACCTCGAAGCAACCACGCGGGGCATGCTGCCGTATATCGAAGAAGCAACCGTCCCCACGAAGACAGGGGAAACCCGAACGATCTCCGTGGATGACCAGAAGAAGGCAGTGGCTAAGCGCTTGGTCGATCAGACGGAGTGGCTCGTAGGGAAGGGCAAAGCTACCCCCGAGCAGGCTTTCGGGATGCAGGTTGAGAGCTTCTCAGTCGGGAATCTCACGAACCCGAAATGGGAGCATGTCCTGGGTGCCGGTCCTAAGGCCGCAACGCAATTCACGCTCTCCGGTGGCGAACCACCGCCCGCTCTCCAGGATAGTGTTGATCTCTACATGAAGCTACACTCGGCCAACCCGAAGCTTCTTGAGACACACATAAAGGACAGTTCCGACCGGGATTTCTACGAGGCTTATCGCATCGCCACTCAATACGGGAAGATGAACCCGACGCAGGCAATGCAGACCGCGATGATGCAGACCTCGGACCCGTCGAAGTTCCAGGGGGCGGGAACCCAGCAGCGCTTTGATGCAATTGATGAACGTGTGAAGGACATCACCTTCGGAGGCATCGCCGGCTGGTTCTCATCTGCTCCGAGAAACCAAGGCTACGTTGCAAACGAAATCGGACGCCTCGGAAAGTTCTATGCTCAGAACGGGATGGGAACCGATGCAGCGCTTGATGAAGCCAAGAAGCGTTTCGAGGCGACCCACACTGAGGTCAATGGAAACTTCGTCTACACCGCAGGCCGCGATATCCCGCCCAACTTCGGGCAACTCGCGTCGTTCGCAATCGAACAGTATGTGAAGGACTTCGGAGACAAGGAAGGCGTTGATGTCAGTGACCTAACGCTTCGCCCCGCGACCAATGGGCAGGGCTGGATGATCGTCCATCAGCTCGGTCAATACCCGGTCGAGAACCCAGCTCGCGGAAACATCAGCCTTCGTTCGCTCTACGATCTTGATCAGAAGCGGCGTGCTGATGTCATCCAGGGCGTGATTGATGCTCAGGATACGACGCAAGAAAACCGAGCCTTGTCCAAGGAGCGGGTCGATATCGAGAAACACTTCCTCCCATAACACGGGTCACCTTCGGGTGGCCCTTTCCATTTCTAAGGACCACCTATGTCAAACAGCAATAGCGCGCCTTCGTGGCTGCGGTACGCCAACCGTGGCGCAAAGCGTAACCTTCCGATCAGTGGCGATCTCGTCAGCGCCCTTGGGTTCCTTGAGGACATGGGTGTCGAAATGGAAGTTTTCAGTGGCGGGCAAGTAACCAAGGAAGAGGCTAAGGCTGGTAAAGGTCAACGCACGGGTTCCGTTCGTCACGACCACGGCGGCGCGGCGGATGTCTTCTTCTACCAAAACGGCAGGAAGCTCGACTGGTCTAACCCTGCGGACGTTCCGGTTTTCCAAGAGATCGTCCAACGCGCCCGTGGTGCTGGCGTCACTGGCTTCGGCGCAGGGCAGGGCTATATGCAGCCCGGTTCTATGCATATCGGCTTCGGGAACCCTGGAGTGTGGGGCGCTGATGGCAGCGGTGATAATGCTGCACAGTGGCTCCGTGATGCTTACAACCGCGCTCCATCATCCACCAATCGGGAACCCACTCGGCTCACCTTCTCAAACCCAGGTCCCGACCAGCCGCAATCCAACTACACCCTAGGCCAGCCTGAGAACACCGTGTCAGTCATGGACGCTACTCGGCCAATGCTTCCGACAACCATGCAGGAAGACAGGGAAGTGGCTCAGGCCCGTGAGGATGCTATACCGGACGTATCGCTGTGGCAGGGCGTGAAGGATGCCGTCAGCTCCCAGTCCTCGGTTGTTGCGCTCTTTCAAGACCGACCCGAAGCAGCGCCCGACCCGAACTTCCGGCTCGACAAGAAGCTCACCGAGGAACTCACCAAAGGCGTCCCGGAGCAATACTGGGACCGTTTCGCAGATGCGCAATCACTTCCCCATGCGGAGCTGATGCGAAACACTATCATCAAGAACATGGAAGCCGAGCAGCGTCTTGCATCTATGGGATGGGGCGGTGTCGGTTTGAAGATCGCGGCAGGCGTGACGGACCCCTTGGCTTGGGCTGCGGGCGCGGGCATCTCGGCTTTATCCATGGGAACCGGCGCACCTGCTGCTATGGCGGCTCGGTTTGGTCGGATGGGTCAGATTGCGTTGGCTGGTGCCGAAGGTGGTGCAGGCGCTGCGGTTTCCGAAGGCATTATCTACGCGAACAAACCCACCGCCGAGAGTGCTGATCTATGGTGGGGCATTGGCACCGGTATGCTCCTCGGCGGCGCGTTCGGCACCCTTGCGAGAAACCCGGCAACCCGTGAGGAGGCCCAGCAGCTCCAGCAGATTGGCAGGAACATGCAGAATGGGACAGCCTTGTCACCGCCCGGTGGGTCAACCACGGGTGCGATGCAGGTGAACCCGAGGGAACCCCTCAGGATGGACACTGCGGATATCGTCCGCGATGCCGAGAGGCCGGATGTCTTCCATGCTGGTGGTGCGAGATATGACAGCGCCTATTCGCTAAAGAGTTCCGACAACGATCTCACCTCTATGATCGGTAACGTGATCGTTGAGGACGGTGCGCGAAATAAAACCGGCCTCACTCCTATCGGCGCATCTGAGGTCCAAGCACTCCTCCATCAACGCGCCGAGGCCCGCTGGGCAGCTACCAATCAAGCCAACTGGAAGCAGTTCAAAGAGCGAAACCCGGAAGTCAGCCGCGACGAGTTTCATCGGCAGGTTACCGCGTTCGTCCGAGATCGCGATCTCATGGTGGAATATGACCCAGCCGTGAAAGCCCAAGGCTCCATCCTCAGGGATATCTTGGGCACCTATGCGGAGACCGCAGCGAACCCCGGCCTTATCGATGGTCGCACCTTGCGTCCCGTTCGGGGTTTCGAGGGGATGACGCGGAACGACTTCTATGTCCCCCGCATCTTCGACCTCGGCTCTATTCAGGAACACCTCACCAAGTTCGGCCATAAGACCCTCTCGGGCTTGGTTGCCCGTGCCATGCGTGAGGTCAATGACGAGATCAGCGAAGAGCTGGCCAACAAGTTTGCCTCGAATTACATCAGGAAACTCCACTCGCTTTCCGCTGGCGAGTTACAGGGGATGTCCCGTGTGTTCTCCGGGGAAGACCTTGATGCTCTCAAGGCAAACCTCACTCGGGACACCGATCTCTCTGAGGCCGACATCGACGCGGTTGTCAGTCACATGAAGCCGGGGAAGAAGGATGGTGCCAGCCGCCACGGGAAAAGCCGGATGTTCTATGATGAGAACTTCGGCCTCATGCTCCCATATTCCAACGGCCAGCCGGGGGCACAGTTCGTCCGCATCTCGGACCTGTTCGTCAACGATGCTGACACGCTCATGCGGTCCTACTCTCGGCAAATGTCGGGGCGTATCGCCATGGCTCGCATGGAGATCAGGAACCCGAAGTGGCAGGCCGGTGACATGTCCGATGAACACTTCGTCAAGGGCATCACCTCGGATGGCGAATGGCAAACCCTGATGGACAAGGTGCGTGATGTGGGCGATCAGAAGGGCATCCAGGCTACCACCAAGGAGGACATCGAGCGCCTCAACTGGGTCTATAACACCATCGTCGGGAAGCCTACGTGGAACGAGGGGTCCAGATGGAGCCAGTTCCTTCGGATGGCCCGTGATTACAACTTCGTCCGCGTGATGGGGCAGGTGGGCTTTGCTCAGTTGTCGGAGACCATGAACACGGTTTCCCAGCTCGGCCTAAAAGCCTCATTCACGAACGTCCCTTCGTTCCGGGCAATGTGGCGAAACGCCAAGACCGGGATGCTGGATGATGCCCTGGCCCGCGAATGGGAGGAGATGACGGGTGTTGGTGCCGACTGGGTTCGCCACTCGACCCACCGCAGGGAAGATATCTTCGACAACCCGCTGGACGCCTTCAATAACCCGATGCTCCAGAAGTTAGACGATGGACTTCAAGCCGGGAAACGTGCGGTCTCCGCAATGTCCGGCATGGCTCCGGTGAATACCGCGCTCCAGCGATGGACCGGCAGGGCGATCATGAACAAGTTCGCGCTGATGGCCCAAGGGAAAACCACGATGAACCCCCGGCGACTGGCCGCGCTTAACCTCGATCAGCGCAGGGTGGAGGCTATTTATGACAACATCCGCAACCACGCTACGTTCAAGGATGGTCGGCTCAAGTCGATGAACTTCTCCAAGTGGGCAGATCAGGAGGCCGTGGCAAATTTCGAGTTCGCCGCGTTCCGTCTGAGCCGCTCCATCATCCAAGAGAACGACATCGGCCAGATGGCCATGTGGATGTCAGCTCCTCTTGCTCGGACGTTCCTCCAGTTCCGCTCCTTCGTGCTGGCGGCTTACACCAAGCAGACGCTCCAGGGGTTCAACTTCCGGGATGCCACGACAGCTACGGCGTTCATCACGACCTCCTTTGCTGCCTCCATGAGTTACATGATGCGGACCTATGCCAACTCAGTGGGCCGCAGTGACCGGGAGGATTATCTGGAGAAGCGCCTATCTCTCGGAAGCATCGCGGCTGCGGGCGTCCAGAACGGCTCCTGGGCTACCATTATGCCTATGATCGTAGATACCTTGGGCGCTCCCTTACGTGAGGGTGGTCAGCCGATCTTCGATGCCCGGTCAACCGAGCTGGGGTCGGATGCAATCTTCGGAAACCCATCGGCCGATTTGGCATCCAGTGGCATCAAGGCTCTCAGCGTCTTCGGTCAGCAAGCGCACGGCAAGCGGTTCTCGCAGGCAGATGCCAGAAACCTTGCCCGCATCCTTCCGTTCCAGAACCTCAATGGAATTTCGCAGCTCCTCTCAACGATGATCAGTCCGCTCCCGGAGTGGTCACCGAAGAAATAACTGCACCCGATCAAACCTTTCTGGCCCTCGTCACCTAGCTGTGGCGGGGGCTTTCTTCGTTTTTGGAGAATGCAATGCCTCTCTCATATGCCCACTCCTCGGGTGATGGCAGCAACCGCCTCTTCGATGTTCCTTGTGAATATCTCTCGAAAGCGCACGTTACGGTGCGGGTCGATGGCGTCCTTGTGCCGTTCTCGTGGATCGATACCTACCGCCTCCAGACGACCACGGCTCCTCCCTCGGGTTCCGTTGTGGAGGTGCGAAGGGTGACGCCCAGGGTGGACCGTCTCGTGACGTTCACCGATGGCTCCACTCTGGTCCAGTCGGACCTCAACACCTCGACCCTCCAGTCGTTCTTTCTTGCTCAGGAAGCGTTCGATCAAGGCGCGGCGTCCATGGCCGTCACCGAGGACGGTCAGTTTTCAGCGCTCAATCGCCGCATCACCAGTCTCGCCGCTCCAGTCAGTGCCCAAGACGCCGTGACAAAGCTTTGGGCTGAGACTGCCATGTCCTCCCAACTGGTCCAAGCAACGCAGAAGGCTCTTGATGCTGCGGCTTCGGCTGCGCAGTCGGAAGCTTCTGCGGCCAATGCAGACAGCCGGGCCGCTGCTGCGCAGGCATCCAAGAATGCCGCTGCTGGTTCGGCCACCGCCGCCGCTCAGTCGGAAGCCAGTGCCCTCGCAAGCAAGGACCAGACACAGCTTGATCGTTCCGCCACGGGTGCCGATAGGGTGCAGACTGGCCTTGACCGAGAAGCTGCCGCTGCATCCGCTGCTGCCGCCAAGAAGTCGGCGGAAGACGCGGCCTTGTTTGACCCGTCGAGCTACTACACAAAGTCTCAAGGCGATGCGCGATATCCTGCAAAGGCTGATGTCGCGACCAAGGCTCAACTGGACGCCCTAGCGGCAATCGTTGATGACCCGTGGGCGACACAGCCGCTAGGTGTTCCTATCCCTGCAAGCATGGGAATCTCTGGAACGCAGTGGCCACCCAACAATAACCCGCGTTACCGCTACATCATCCTGACTGCCGGACAGACCGGGGCAGGAGGTTACAATAATGGCGTCCTCACTTCGGAGGGTGTTTCGGGGAGTTGGCCCGCTATCAGTGCTTCCGCTACGATCAGCTTGGCTGGTTCTCCGTTCAACGGGAGGCAGGTTCAATTGATCAACACGTCCCGCGCATTCTTGCGTCCGGGTAATGGTGGCGCTCATCAATACTTCGCGGTTCAGTCGCACAACCACGGTGTCAACGACCCAGGGCACGCCCACGGTGGTGTCCAGAACGGCACGGCCTCTACTGGCCGGTCAACGTCAGTCGATCAGCCGCCCGCCGTCTTTTCATACGGTAATACGTGGGCATCGACCACGGGCATTTCGATCCAATACGCAGGTGATGAAGAAACTCGCCCGCGCAACTTTGGTGTCGATTACGTAATGAGGATTAAATAATGCCATACGCATTCGAAGGCGGTGTTACGACCGATCACCATGTCGGTGCCGTCGAAATTTCGTGGGAGCAGTATCAGAACGCTATTGCTGGTTTAACGGCGGGTAAAGCTGTGACCATCAAAGACGGGTTCCAGCTTATCAATGTACCACCTGTGGAAATGCCCAGTGATGAACCTTCGGTAGACATGGGCCTCCCAAACATTTCCGGTAGGCAGCTATGGCTTGCTGCTCTCAGCATCGGCGTGAGAAAAGATGCCGTGCTGTCTTCCCTCAGTACTATCGAGGATGAAGAGCAAGCTGAAATCCTCCGCATTGAACTCACCGAGCCGCCATTGAACGGCTACGAGCGACTTAGCCCCGCAGTGGAAACCTTCAGGGCGATGCAGGGTATTCCGATGGAGCAGTTCAATGACCTCTGGCGATGGGCCTCTCAGATCAAATAGCAGGACCAATGGACGACACTCAGAACTTCTATCTGATGTTCGGGCGGCTGGAGGGCAAGGTGGATACTTTGCTCTCCCAGCAGGGCGGCATCAACAAGCGCATTGACGATCACGACACGCGCATCACTCAACTCGAAAACCAACGAGAGCAACAAGTCGGCATCCTGTCCTCCATCCGGTGGGGCTGGGTGCTGGTGGCCGCAGCTATCGGCACGTTCTCGGAGGAGATCAAAGCATGGATACTGCGATGACCAATCTCAGCGAAATCATGAAGAACCTTCACGAGGCCCTGGCCCAAGAGCTTCTCGACCGGGTTAACGGCGGGCAAGCCACTGCTTCGGACCTTTCGGTAGTTCGCCAGTTCCTCAAGGACAACGGCATCGACAGCGTTCCGAAGAAGGGCGACCCCTTGGAGCGCCTCAGTCATACCCTCCCATTCACCGAGGCAGATGACGAGGAAGCCGCAAACACGCTTCCCTGTTAGCGCTCGACCTTGACCGGTCGCCAGATGATATGAGGCCCTCGTGGGTCGGGGTCGAAGAACTCAAGACTGATCTTCATTTCCCGGCCCTCACACTCTTCACACCGGAACTTCAAAGCCCACGGGCTGGTGTTCCATCCCTTGTGCGAGGCAACATCCCGCGCAAGGAACTTACCAACACGACCACAGCGTTTGCACTCCACAACAATCAACATGTTGTGCCGAGCTGCTTCTTCTAAGGTTCTCAAGCTTCCTGCCATGTCGGCATAGATGGAACGAAATGAGAACATCGTCAAGCAACCGCTGCTGGTTCTCCCGTTCTTCGTAACTCCCCAAAGGCGCATCAGTGCGGCCTTTCGCTCGCTAAGGCAGGTTTCGGCATAACGCTGAGCCTGCCTTTTCTATGCGCCCTTGGAAGCCCCAAGGCCACCAATGACATCCAAATCAGAACTTAGCTCGGGCACCAGTTTGACCCCGGCTGACCCGGTGCTGCGTGACTTTCGGAACTTCCTGTTCCTCGTCTGGAAGCATCTCAATCTTCCGCAGCCGACAGACGTTCAATACGACCTTGCCCAGTATCTCCAGAAGGGACCGAAGCGTTCCGTAATCGAAGCCTTCCGTGGCGTGGGGAAATCCTGGGTGACCTCGGCGTTCGTCTGCTGGCTTCTCCTCAATAATCCCCAGCTCAACATCATGGTTGTCTCCGCTGCCAAAGATCGAGCGGACGCATTCTCCACCTTCACCAAGCGCCTCATTGCCGAGATGCCTATCCTTGAGCATCTCAAGCCAGGGAAGGGACAGCGGGACAGCAACATCGCGTTCGACGTTGGACCGGCTGGGGCATCCCAGTCTCCCTCGGTCAAATCCGTGGGTATCACCGGGCAGCTCACCGGCTCCCGTGCAGACGTGATCATTGCAGATGACGTTGAGAGCTTGAACAACGCCATGACCTCGACCATGCGCGACCTCTTGGCGGAACGCATCAAAGAGTTCGATGCCGTCCTGAAACCAGGAGGTCGCGTGATCTACCTCGGCACCCCTCAGACGGAAATGTCGATCTACAACCGGCTCCCGGAGCGCGGCTATGAAATCCGCATCTGGCCAGCCCGTATCCCGGTGGACCCGGACAAATACCAGGGTCGCCTAGCTCCCTTCGTCATGAGGATGATCCAGGACGGCGCTCCAGCCGGAACCCCAGTTGACCCCAAGCGCTTCCATGACCTCGACCTGCTGGAGCGTGAGGCGTCCTATGGCCGCTCTGGCTTCGCCCTCCAGTTCATGCTCGATACCAGCTTGTCCGACCAGGACCGATATCCTCTCAAGTTCCGCGATCTCTTGGTCACCACGCTCGACCCGAGGATGGCCCCGGTCAAACTCATGTGGTCCTCGGACCCCGATAAGCGGCTCGACATTCCTATGGTCGGCCTCCAGGGCGATGCCTATCACCGCCCCATGTGGATGGCCCCGGAGATGGCTGAATATACCGGCTGCGTAATGGCTATCGACCCCTCGGGCCGAGGCAAGGACGAGACGGCCTATGCCATCGTCAAACACCTCAATGGCTGGCTATACGTGGTCGCCAGTGGCGGTTTCAAGGATGGCTATGGCGAGGCTACCCTCAAGGGCTTGGCGCTGCTGTCGAAGCAGCACGGGGCGAACAAGATCATTGTCGAAGCCAACTTCGGTGACGGCATGTTCACCCAGCTCCTCAAGCCTGTAGTGACCCGCATCCACGCCTGCGAGATCGAAGAGGTGAAGCATAATCAGCAAAAGGAGCGCCGCATCTGTGACACTCTGGAACCGCTGATGAACCAGCACCGCCTCGTGTTCGACCAGAAGGTCATCGAGCATGACCACAAGGGCACCTCCGAACCCATCAGGCAGCTCATGTACCAGATGAGCCGTATCACCCGCGACCGTGGCTCCCTGGCCAAGGATGACCGCCTGGACGTGCTTGCGATGGCCGTAGGCTATTGGTCCGAGAGCATGGCACGGGATACCGATAAGGCGCACGAGGAACACCTGGAGGGTCTCCGGGATAAAGCCTATGAGGCGTTCATTGAGCTTTGCCAGAGAAACAGCGGGTTCACCATGGACGATGAGCCTTCCTGGTTGAACTAAAAATAGGACGGTATAGCGCAGGTCGTGGGTTTCTACTTTATCCCTCGGCCTGCTATTTTTTGCTTCGAATAATTGGGGGGGGGCGAATTATGCAAGATTTGTTGGCTTTGGGTGCCTTTATCATTTCGGTTCTTTCTGCTTGGTTTAGTTGGTACACCTCTCAACAAAGCAGAAGGCAGGCTGACGCTGTGATGGGCGACCTACCACCAGTCGTTAGCCTCTTTCAGCCTGAAAGCCGGGGACGGGCATTTGCTATAATTGACCTGGAAGTTATCAACTACAACCGCCTCCCGCTGTACGTCGATAAGATTGAATTTGATATTCCCGAAGGTTTGCGCATCTTCAAGGAGCATACAGAAGAACGTCAGACGATGCTCTCAATCATGGTGGAGTTGCCCCTTAAAAACCGGACAGGATCAGGTTTCTGTTTGACGGTTTAA